TCGATTTTTTACACACTCCGTCGGGAGGTGGGCTGGGTGCCTCGACCGAAGCTGAACCGGACGGCCGCTGAGCAGACCCTGAAGGCCATCAACCTGGGGCCGGAGCATGAGGCGTTGGCGACGATGGTGAAGGGTCTGGCGGCCGCTGTTGACGCCTCGCCGGACGACGCGGGGTTGTGGCGGGAGTACCGGATGGGGCTGGCTCTGCTGGAGGAGGCTGCGCGTTCCGATGACTCTGACAGCGCTTCCGCCGACAGTGTTGCGTTCCTCCGAGCCGTGCAGACCCCGATGGGCGACCTCGAGGTCCGCTGACCGTCCGACGTCCGGTGAGCAGATCGCTGCGGTGGCAGAGCGGCTGGGGCAGCCGTTGATGCCGTGGCAGCGCCTGGTGGCGGATGTGGGCGGGGAGTACGACCCGGAGACGGGGATCCCGTGCTATCGGGAGGTCGTTGTCACGGTCCCTCGCCAGTCCGGGAAAACCACCCTCATTCTCGCGTGGGAGGTGCAGCGGGCGGTTGGCTGGTCGCAGCGTTGGGGCCCTCAGCGGATCGCCTACTCGGCGCAGACCGGGAACGACGCCCGCAAGAAGCTGATCGAGGACCAGGTCCCGCTCCTGTTGCCGCACCAGAAGGCGCTCGGCATCAAGCGGATCTTGAAGGGGATGGGCAACGAGGCGGTCGAGTTCCTGAACGGCTCGAGGATCATCCTGCTGGCGTCGTCGCAGGACTCGGGTCACGGCAAGACGATTGACCTGGGTGTGAAGGACGAGCTGTTCGCTGACATGGATGACCGGCGGGATCAGGCGTTGGTGCCGGCGATGGCGACCCGCCCGGGTGCGCAGGCGTTGACAGCGTCGACGATGGGCACCTCGGAGTCGTACGCGTTGAACGCGGCGGTGGATCGGGGTCGTGAGGCTGTGATGCGTGATCTCCGTGAGGGGGTGGCGTATTTCGAGTGGTCGGCGGATCCGGGCGCGGATCCGGATGATCCGGCGACGTGGCGGACGTGTATGCCGGCGTTGGGGTTCACGATCACCGAGCAGGTGGTCGCGCACGCGAGGGCGACGTTGTCGGTGCCGGAGTTCCGGCGGGCGTTTCTGAACATCCCTGATTCGATGCGGGCTGATCCGGTGATCAGCCCGGACGACTGGGTCGGCTGCCACGCCCGTGACTCTCGGGTGCGTCACCCGGTGGTGTTCGCGTTTGATGTGTCGCCTGACCGGTCGACGGCGTCGATCGCGGTTGCCGGGGAATCGCAGGGGTCCGACGGGGTTCACGTGGAAATTGTGGAGAACCGGTCGGGTTTCCAGTGGACCGTGCCGCGGATCGTTGAGATTGTCGGGCGTTGGTCGCCGGCGCTTGTGGTGTGCGACGCGGCGTCTCCTGCGGGGGCTCTGATTGCTCCTCTGGCGGCTGAGGGTGTCGAGGTGCGGACGGTGTCGGCCCGGGAGCACACGCAGGCGTGTGGCGGGTTCTACGACGCCGTGAAGGCCCGGACCCTGCGGCACATCGGGCAACCGGAGCTCGATGAGGCGATCAACGGTGCGGATCGGCGGACGGTTGCTGACGCCTGGTTGTGGTCGCGGCGTACGTCGGCGGTGGACATTTCGCCGGTGGTGGCGGTGACGTTGGCGCATTGGGCGCATGGTCAGGCAGAGGATCCTGAAGCGTCGGCTTCGGTGTGGTGAGAGGAGGAGCATTCGATGGTGAAGCTCCTCGTCGAGCTCGTGTGCGCCGGTGTGGTGGTCGCTGGGGTGGCGATGGTGTCTGTGCCGGCCGCGCTGGTGGTCGCCGGGTTGGCTGGTGTCGTGGCGTGTGAGGCTCACTCGTGAGCCTGTTCCGCCGGGAGCGGCGCACCGACTACCCGACAAGCGATCTCTCCGAGCTGTACGCCCGCCGGCGGATGCCGACCGAGACGGGCGTGTCGGTCACGGCGGACAGCGCGAAGGCGCATTCGGCGGTGTGGGCGTGCATCGACCTGATCGCCGGCGGGATCTCCACTCTTCCGTTGGACGAGTTCCGGATGCGGAACGGTGTCCGGGAAGAGCAGGACAAGCCCGGGATCTTCGTGCAGCCCGACGGGGTGCTCGGTCTCACCGGGTGGCTCTATCAGCTCATGGAAGCCCTGCTGACCGGTGGGAACGCCTACGGGCTCGTTCTGTCCCGGGACCGCGACGGCTGGCCCACGAAGATCCAACTGATCAGCCCCCAGTATGTGCAGATCGAGCAGGAGGGGATCCCGTTCGGTCCGTGGCGGTTCAAGCTGAACGGCAAGCCGATCCGCCGGTACGACGCCGTTTCCGGTGAGGGCGACCTGTGGCATGTCCCCGCCTACCTGGTGGCCGGTTCGCCGATCGGTCTGTCACCGATCCGGTACATGGGCATGACGGTCGGAACCGGGCTCGCCGCGCAACAGTTCGGTGGGCACTGGTTCCGGGACAACGCCACGCCGGCCGCGGTGCTGTCGACAGAGAAGCAGCTCAACAAGACCACCGCCGATCTCGTGAAGACACGGTGGATGGACGCCCTGTCGCACAACCGGGAACCGGTCGTGTTGGGGGATGGCTGGTCGTACAACGCCATCCAGGTGCAGGCCGAGGAGTCCCAGTTCCTCGAGACGATTCGGGCGTCGGTGGCTGATGTGGCCCGGTTCTTCCGGGTGCACCCTTCCGAGATCGGCGCTTCGATCGAGGGTGACTCGGACACGTACGCGAACGATGAGCAGCGGTCGATCGCCCTGTTGAAGTACACGATCGGGCCGTGGCTGGTCCGGCTCGAGGAAGCCCTGACCGGGCTGCGTCCCCGTGGCCGGTTCTTGAAGTTCAACGTGGACGCCCTGCTGCGCACCGACCTGATGACCCGCTACCAGGGGCACGAGCTCGCTGTGGTGACCGGCTGGCGGTCGAACGACGAGGTCCGCGACATCGAGGACTTGGCGCCGATCCCCGACGGTGAGGGCGAGAAGTTCCTGTGGCCGCCGCGGCGCCAGCAGCTCACCGAGTTGGAGCTCGGTACGGGCGATGAGATCGAGGGCGGTGTCGATGAGACACCGGCCGACGAGGAGGAGACCGCGGAGGCGGTCGTCGAACAGGAGGCCCAGGATGCCTGAGATCCCCAAGGGGCTACCGGACACCGTCGCGGCCCGGATCGGCGACGTGGAGGCCGTGTGCACCCGTTTCCGGGGCGATCTGGTCGAGTCTCGCCGTTCGGGTGAAGTCGAGGTGCGTCGGCTCAGCGACGACCGGGCCGAGATCCACGGTTACGCCACCGTTTACGACTACCCGTACGACGTGTTCGGGGGCCCGCCGTTCGGGTTCACCGAAACGATCGCTGCTGGGGCCACGAAGAAGTCCGTTCGCGAGAAGGACGACGTGCGGCTCCTGTTGAACCACGACGGGATGCCACTCGCCCGCACCAAGTCCGGCACCCTCTCGCTCCGCTCCGACGACGTCGGTCTCCTCGTCGACGCCGAGCTCGACCTTCGCTCGGCGGCGTCACGGGACGCCGTGCTGGCGATGGAACGAGGCGATCTCGACGAGATGTCGTTCGCTTTCCAGGCGATCCGCCAGGACTGGAACGACGACTACACCGACCGGACCATCCGCGAGGTCAAACTGTTCGATGTGTCGCTGGTGACGTTCCCAGCGAACCCCGCCGCCTCCGCGTACCTGCGGGACGGCGACGATCGCAGCCACGGCATGAGCCTGTCTCTCGCCATGGCTGAAGCCGAAGCACTGTCGCTTCGGCAGTAACCCGTAATCCCCGAGCTCACGCCGGGGGACACGCCGGAACCGCGCCGCCCTGATGGCACCCGGGTCCACCTGTCCACCACCTGTGCCGGTCCACCAACCAACGCACAAGGAGGTGGGGCATGTCCCCGCTCGAGCTCCTGCGGGAGCAGATCAAGAACAAGCTGGACGAGCGCAAGGTCGTCCAGGGTCAGATGGACGAGCTACTGGCCGGCGTCCAGGAGCGTGGCGGCGACGCTGCGCTCACCGAGGACGAGCAGTCGAAGTTCGACCTGTTCAAGCGGTCGATGACCGAGACCGACGACACGGTCAAGAAGCTGCGGGCCCAGGAGACGGACCTGGCGCAGAACGAGGAGGCCCGCGAGGCCGCCCTCGTGCTGCAGCGCCAGTACGGCGACAACGGCGGTTCGACCCGCCCGACCGTCCCGGCGCGGGTCACCTCGGAACCCGAGGTGTACACCCGTGGCGGCGAGCACTCGTTCCTGCACGACGCGCTGGTCCGGAGCCTCGACCCCGAGGCCGCGGCCCGGATCCAGCGCAACCAGGCGATGGGACGCGACCGGCTCGACCGAGAGGGCCGTGCGTCGGTCGCGACCGCCGGGTTCGGTGCCCTGGTCGTGCCGCAGTTCCTCACGGACATGTACGCCGAGGTCGTGCGGGCCGGCCGGCCGTTCCTGAACGCGGTCACGTCGAACGACCTGCCGGACGAGGGCATGACCCTCAACATCCCCCGTGGGACCACGGGGACGTCGGTACTGCAGCAGACCACGGAGAACACCGCGGTCGCGTCGGTGACGTTCGACGAGACGACCCTGGCCGTTCCGGTGTGCACGTACGCCGGTGACCAGGACGTGTCCCGTCAGGCGTTCGACCGGGGCCGCAACGTCGACCAGATCATCATGTCCGATCTGGCCGCCGACTACGCGACCCGGGTCAACTTCGACGCCATCAACGGCACCGGCACCAACAACCGGCACCTCGGCATCCTGTCGACCACCAACGGCGTCACCACCGTCACCTTCTCGGGGACGGCGCTCACCACCACCGCGGCCGGGCTCCACTCGAAGGTCGCGGACGCGATCCAGCGGGTGAACTCGACCCGGTTCATGTCGCCGACGGTGATCTTCATGCACCCCCGCCGGTGGGGCTGGCTGACCGCCGCCGTCGACACCACGGGCCGTCCCCTGGTGGTCCCGAACTCGCAGTCCCCGATGAACGCCATCGGTGTCGGCCGGGCCGCCGAGTTCGGTCAGGTCGTCGGCACCATGCTCGGCCTCCCCGTCGTCACCGACGCGTCGATCCCGACCACCGTGTCGAGCTCGACGATCTCGGGTGCGGCCGAGGACGTGGTCATCGTCACGAGGGCCCCGGACGTGCACATCTTCGAGGACTCGCCCGGCCCTGCGCTGGTCGAGTTCCGGGAGACGCTCGCCGGCAGCCTGTCCGTGAAGATCGTCGCCTGGGGCTACTCCGCTTTCACGGCGGGCCGGTACCCGTCCGCGACGGCGATCGTCTCGGGTTCGTCGCTCGTCACACCGACGTTCTGATGGACGTCACTCCGGAGTCCCGGTACGGGGACCTTGTCCGTCAGCTCAACGAGTTCGGGAACCCTGCGGGGGCCCGTGTGCTCTACCGGCGGATGGATCCGGAGGATGCGCTGCGGACGATCGTGGAGGGCGTTCTGGCGCTCGCCGCGGACGAGGGGTCCTTGGACGCCGCGGATCGTGTGCTCCGGCACGCGGTCCACATCGGTGTCGAGGCCCCCTCGCTTGTCCGTTGCGCTTTCGAGCTCGGCAGGCGGGCGGAGAAGGAGGGGTCTGATGGCTGAGGCCAAGGACACCAGCAAGAAGGACGACGCACCGGTCCCGGTCGCCGAACGGCTCCTCAACGAAGAGGTGCATCCGGCGCAGACGGACCCGTCGAAGTCCCGGCCCGACAAGGGCTGAACCGATCTGACCGCGGGCAGAGGTCCCGTTCAAGGGGACGTGCCCCTCTGTCCGCGGTCAGAACCTCAGGCACGGAGGAGAACACGCATTGACCGAACAAACCGAAGTCCCGCGCGCCCGTGTGTGGGTCGGGAACGTCAACCCCGGCCAGGTTGCTACCGACTTCTCGGACGCGTTGACCACGCTCATCACCACGGACTTCATCTCTGGGTGGCGTTGCTTCCAAGGGAAGCTGGAGTCCCGCTCGGGTGCGAACGTGTGCAAGGGCCGCAACGAGATCGTGAAGCGGTTCCTCGACGCCACGGATGGCGAGTGGTTGCTGTTCATCGACTCGGACATGGTGTTCCCACCGGACACGATCGTCCGTTTGCTCACTGCCGCCCGGGCCGCTGACACGAAGATCATCTCCGGCTTGTGCGTGATGGTGACCGCGGAT